CGCCTTCGTCCCCGTGAACCGTGGAGGCGGGATCCTTCTCCGCGAGAAAGATGGCAACTACCATGCCGCATCAGGCAGTACCGGTCACAGGTGGGTACAGTTCGAGTCCTTCAAGGAAGCCCACCCAGACGACTGGAAGGAGTGGGTCGACTGGAGTTACTTCGAGGGTCTTGCTGACGATGCAAAGGCTGCGGTGGGAGAATTCGGGGACTTCGAGGCCTTCACCCTTGGAGCTTGAGCCGTATATCTGGAACGGAGACAATGATGGCTGAGTACGAGAACCAGTGGGGTCCGTACAAAGAGCACTCGATCGAGAAGGATCGAGACCCGGTTCTTGACGACCCGATCATCTACGGGGTCAACGTTAAGCACTTCACGGTGACTGTATATTCTCAGGATGGGCGAGTCAATAAGTATTGGAATGCCCGTATCCTCAAGGATGACCTGGGATACTGTCGAATCGCTTGTCCTCGGGATGGGAAGATTCTGTGCTTCAATTATGTGCACTGGACTACGTACATGTTTACCCATGACGGCCTGAACGAGCTGGTCTTTATGCCTGGCTCGAGCAGGAAGACGATTTCTCGACTTTACTATGAGGAGGTGACATAATATGGGATGCTGGCGCTGGGTTCTTGTCCGCGGTCCTTTCTGGCAGCGGCACTGGATGTTCGTTCAGGATGCAGGATGCTTCCGTCATAACTACACATGATGTGTAGAATCCCCCCGGGTCCGTAAGAGGGCCCGGGGGTCCGCGTCAGAAACTAAGGGTAATATGAGACCCCTCTACTCGAAAGGAATACTCATGCTGCCCGTTGCCAAGATTATCATCTCCGGACTCTCCTCCATTGGAGCTGGTATGATTGCCAGCAAGCTCACCAAGCCTATCGTCTCGAACGCAAATGGAATCGCTAAGATTCTGCTTTGGTTCGGTTCGGTGGGCACTGGTATTGCTGCTAGCGCAATCGTTGCCCGCGAAGTGGAGCTGCAGTTCGATGCGACCGTCAAGGCCGTACAGGAAGCTCGAGACCACGTCGAGATCGAAGACTGATCTCTAACCCTATATCCCGAACCTGGGATATAGGTCTTTCTGAAAGGAGTACACATGCCAGGAAAGATTGTCGCCCACGATACCCATCTTCGGATCGACACGGAGTTCATCGAGCTCAAGGACTGCTTCGAGGCATTCCGACGAGGGGTGGAGTACCGTGAGAAGAATGACGTTGACGATATTCTCGTCATCTGTAACGCCCCCGACATCATTGAGTACCAGCTCAAGAACGGGGACAGCTTTATCGTCACCTATGATCCGATCCACCGGATCATCGTGATGCGTGTGTTCCTCCACGATGAGGACATCACCATCAAGCCCATCTATATTTACAACAACCGTGAGTACCAGATCGCCTGTGAGTTCCTCAGGCAGGTAATGCACGACAAGATCGACCTTAAGGACGAGTGGATCGCGTGAGTAAGAAGAACCCCAGCGTTATTGACTACTTCGACCTCAATGGTGACCTGAACGAGGAGGCTTATGAGTTCGAAGATGTCAAGCTTGAGGAGTACATTGACAAGCGGAGTAATGTCAAGCCCTCCTGGGTTGGTAAGTACAGCCACCAGATGCACTTCGATCTCCCGGACGACACTGAGGTCAGCTTCTATAAAGGGCTGAACATCGTCTACGCGGATATCAACTTCGCAGGTGGAATCCGCACCATCCTGTTCAAGTGTCGCCAGAAGAAGAATCTCACCCGATTCATTTCGCGAGTGCTTGAGATCGCACAGGGAGATCCCTCAAACGTCCACCCCGATTTCCGCGCCTGATATTTAAGGAATACACAATGGCACGACTTGGCAACCTGACAATCGAGAACGCACGCATCTTCTTCAAGGACTTCTCCGCTGAGGGTCCTTACGCTGGGGGTACGAAGCGCACATTCTGCGTTGAGATCCCCGAGGACATGGTTGAGGCCCTGGAGCGAGATGGGTGGAACTTGAAGACCCGGGAGTCTCGGAATGATCCAGATGCGGTCACTCACTATCTAAAGGTGGAAGTGTCCTACCGGGCCCGTCCTCCGAAGATCGTCTGCATCCCGAACCTGACTCGACGGAAGGTGTTCATCAACGAGCAGACTGTCGACAGTCTGGACTACGTCGAGATCCTGAACGTGGATCTCACGATCAATCCTTATGTCTGGGAGGTCAACGGGAACTCCGGCGTGAAGGCATACCTCGGTACGATGTATGTTACCATTGCCGAGGACCCGCTCGACGCCAAGTACGAGGACGGAGAGGAGGCTGCCTGATGCGACGCTACGGATTCTTCAACTTCCTGTTTGATGTCTTCATGGTCTCGGTGACCGGAGGATTCTGGCTCATCTGGATCTTCATTCGGGAGATGCGGCGCGGCTGATTTTATACCCCGGGGTCTGTAAAAGGGCCCCGGGGTCTCTCACTCATAGAAAGGACACACGTGGCTAGCCGACTTATCGTCAGTGCTGATGATATTCTGAAGGCGGTCAAGGAGTCAGAGGAGTTTGAGAGGAAGGCCCTCAATGAGGCTCGTAAGCGAGATCGAGCTGAGGGCAAGGAACCTCGAGAGACTCTGTATCCAAACCCGGATCTTAAGCCTGGTCGAGAGATCGTGCTCGACTACATCAAGAACCCTGAGCGTCGTCGTACGCCACGGTGTTCCGTTCACCTTGAGAAGCGGACTGCGAACAACAGCTATCGTTTTATTATAGACGTCTCTCAGGTAAGGAATCGAGAGCTTGCGGATGAGATTGAAAAGGATCTCTTCGCATTCATGGACTATATTCTCGACGAGTACGACATTCCCCGACGCATTAAAAGGAGCGCAAAATGATCACGCTTATCAAGGTTGACGAGGGTCCCGTCGACATCTACGAGCTTCGTATGCAGTACCTTGCCAAGCTCAAGGAGACGGATGGGGTTATGCTTCCCACGTTCATCTACCGAAACAAGGACCTCTTCGTTACTGAGTTCAAGCCCACTTGCGATGACCAGTGGATCATGTATATGACCAATGCCGAGGGGCTCATCACCAAGATGCGGATCAAGAACGGCGACCTGATTAGCAACGGATCGGTTCTGTTCCTTGCTGAGGAGCGGAAGACTTACAACGCCAAGGAGTACTACGACTACTGGACTGCTCGTGAGGGTAGGCCCGCTCCGTTCTTCTACGAGTCCCAGCAGTACCACGTGAAGTCCTTCATGCGGGTTCCCGGCTCGACCGATCTGTGGATCACCGCTGAGCGAGAGACCGGACACTGGTACACCTTCCGCATGTCGGATGCCCAGAAGTCCAAGTTCACTCGCCACACTATGACGAACGAGAAGGGGCACCAGAGTTACGACTGGGTTCTCGAGAATGTCGAGTGGGCTGCTGACACGATCCGTTATTTCTGAGGAGGATACGATGGAACTCACTGACGGCGGATGGTACAAGACCCCTCGTATTGTCAAGGGGGAGGACTTCCTCGCACATATCCATGACACGTATGCGTCTGGGAATGCTATGTATGTGGAGTTCAAAGCGTCCGAGGGCGAGGTACGCATCCTTGAGTACAGGCGACTCTATGAAGTAGATACCGAAAACGCGGTCCTGTTTACTATCAACAAGTGCCCTCAAGAGAGTATTCTCCTCAAGAACATCGAGGAGTACGAATTCATCCAGTACCGACCCCAGCAAGCATGGAAGGCGATTCACATGGGAAGCACGAAGCGCATCAACCTCGAGCAGTTCGACCAGATCTGGCTCGATCAGACATTCCAGAAGCTGCACCCGGTTATCATCAACCACGACGGCAAGTTCTGGCACGTAATGGGGCTGAAGCTCGACGTTGACGCGGATGGCTCGTTCTGGGGGCTCTATCTCAAGCGTCAGGACAGCGACTTCATGAAGGAGATTCGCATACCTCTGACTCAGAAGTTCATCTACAATCCCATCTCTGGTTCCTGGTCTCTTGACGACCCGACTCAGGAGATAAAGGACCTTGAGGAGATCAAGCAGACTCTCCGAGCTGATGCGATCCTGGATGTGACGGTCTCGGGTGTGCCTATGAAGCTGATCAGGGTTCAGGAGATCGCGAAGGGGGTTCTCTTCTTCGTCTTCCAGGACGATGAGAAGAACAAGCGGTACTACTACAACCGCCCAGCCATCAAGCTCCGCATCGTCACTGACTCGGAGACGGGTGAGCAGAAGTACCTCCTGGACCACATTAAGGCCATGCACATTGACTGAGCGCTGGCGAAGTTTACCCCACCCCTACTCAAGGTATGAGGCTTCTGATCTCGGTCGGGTGCGGAATATCTCGAGTGGGAGAGTTCTTCGGATCCAGCGTTGCTCAGACGGAGCCCCCGGGTTCTCCTTGTATCGCGATGACTCAGGTAAGCAGACCATGGTTCGCTGTGGTATTGTTATCTGGCGTGCGTTCAACGGAGAGCCCGGGAGAGGGCACTATGTCATCCACCTGAACGGTGACATGGGTAACGCCCGTCTCGAGAATCTGGATCTCGTATCGTACTCGGCATACCGGCAGGCCTGGTATGAGGAGTACAACGCTCGGATGGATGCTATCTATGATGAGACCGTGTCCGAGTTCGACGACTATATCTTCGGCTCATGCACTGAGTCGGAGGCGGATAGAAAGGTTCGCTTTGGCGACTGAGCAGTGGAAGACGATCCCCGGCCTCAATGACAAGTACGAGGTCTCGGATCTTGGGCGAGTTCGAAACAAGAACACCGGTCGTTTCCTCACTCCCCGGTACAAGGACGGGTGCTACATGTATCGCATGGAGAAGCCCAGTCCTCACGGTCGGGAGCGCAAGGTGAACTCCGCAGCGGTTCTTGTGTGGACTGCATTCGTTGGGGAGATCCCTGATCAGTACTGGGTGCAGTACAAGGACGGCAACCGACGGAACCTGGCCCTATCCAACCTTTACCTCAAGTCCAACTCCGAGTTCCGCAAGGAGGAGTATGAGGACGGTCGCTTGGGATTCTTGCGGGTGAAGTCCGAGTTCGACGAGTGGATCTTCGGATAGGAGGATTGAATGACAGTTGTGTACCGTCCTGAGCAGATTCAGGCGGTGCGTCAACTGCAGAACGGCAGCATCTTGGCGGGTGGTGTTGGTTCGGGGAAGACCCTGACTAGCCTGGCGTGGTACCTCACGTCTGTTTGTAACGCCGCCTCGTTCAAGAAAGGGGGGTCCTTGGCTAAGAAGAAGGTCAAGGGCTCCCCTACGCTGTATGTCATCACAACCGCTAAGAAGCGGGACTCCCTTGAGTGGGAGGAAGAAGCTGCGCGTCTCGGTCTGAGTACAGATCCTGAATGTAGTTTCACAGGTTCATCCATTGTGGTGGACTCGTGGAACAACATCGGGAAGTACTCGGATCGAGAACACGCGGTATTCTTTTTTGATGAGCAGCGTGCTTCCGGCAGTGGGCGCTGGGTCAAGGAGTTCTTGAAGATCACAAAGAAGAACACCTGGCTTCTGCTCTCGGCCACCCCTGGAGATGTCTGGATGGACTACCTCCCGGTATTCATGGCTCACGGATTCTTCAGGACTCGTACGGAGTTCATGGAGGATCACGTCATATTTGATCGCTTCGCAAAATACCCCAAGGTCAAACGATACATAGGGGAGGCGAAGCTGCAGCGCTTGCGTCGGAGTATCCTTGTGGAGATGCCGGTGGAGCGACACACTACTCGTGAGAGGGAGACTGTCTACTGTGACTACGACCGTGACTTGTATAAGTGGGTCGTTAAGAACAGGATGGATCCCTGGACAGAGGAACCCCTAAGAGATGCAGGTGGGGTCTGCAGAATCTTGAGAAAGGTGGTCAGTGATAATGACTGGCGTTCAGAGCAAGCCAAGCGCATACTCTCAAGCAATGAGAGGGTTATCGTATTCTACAATTACAACTATGAACTCGATCGAATCCTTGCAGTTGCAGAGAGCCTTGGACTGCCTACGGCGCAATGGAATGGACATCGGCACGATGCTATTCCAGGAGGAGACCGATGGATCTATATCTGTCAGTACACCTCGGCAGCAGAGGGATGGAACTGTACTAGTACCGATACGGTTCTCTTCTGGTCCCTCAACTATTCCTGGCGAGTGACGGAGCAGTGTGAGGGTCGAATCGACCGATTGAACACGCCATATTCTCGGTTGAAGTACTACTTTCTTGAGTCGGATTCGTCGATCGACAAGGCTGTTCGGCGGTCTTTGAGCTCGAAGAAGGTGTTCAACGAGAGGGCGTTCGTCGGTTAGAATACGTGTGACGGTGGGTCGGGAGAGTGGTCACTCTTTATTTGGTGGCCATTTTTCCGTCCCACTGGCCATTTTTTATGTTACAGAGGTGACAGATGTTACTTATCACACGTATTGTGGACAAAAAAGTGGCCACGTAGGTGTCACACGTATTGTGGACTTTTCCTTGGAATTGCAACGAAAGGTCACAATGTGGCCATTTTTAGTAAAATATATATATTGATTGATTGATTGATTTTTTAATATATATATGAGTATAGGGTTTTTTGGGTATTTTTTGTCCACCCTCTTCCTTGAGGTTATTTGATGATGTTTGATGATGTTTATCGATCGAATTTTCACATTAGTCACATCTGTAACAAAACCACACTCAACCCAAGGATACCCCTATACAATACGTGTGACACCCCTTGTCGCAAACTACGCATATAATGATAAGAAGGATAGAAACAAGCCTATCCCTTCTTATAGGCTTACCCAGAGGAGCACACCATGCGTGAGTCACAATTCCAAGCACAGCTCATCAAGAAGCTGAACAAGATGCTGCCGGGGATCATCATTCTGAAAAATGACCCCAACTACATTCAAGGTATCCCCGATCTGATTCTTCTCTACAAGAATCGTTGGGCAGCCCTTGAGGTGAAGCGAGGCGCCACTGCCTCAGTCCGTCCGAACCAGGCACACTACGTTCGGACTATGCATGCGATGTCGTATGCCGCATTCATCTACCCTGAGAACGAGAGCGAGATCCTCAGTGAAGTTCAACAATCACTCACAGCTTAATGGAGCCCACGCATTCCTGAGTGCCAGTAAGTATCACTGGCTTAACTACTCACCCGACAAACTCATCGAGTCCTTCCGGACTTCCCAGGCCGCAGCAAAAGGTACCCGTCTTCACGAGCTCGCCGCTGAGCACATTCGTCTGAAGATGCGCATGCCCCGAAACAAGGTGACATTCAACAACTATGTTAACGATGCTATTGGGTTTCGGATGGAGCCGGAGCAAGTCCTGTTTTACTCGGTCAACTGCTTTGGCACTGCTGACGCTATCTCCTTTGACAAGGGCCTGCTTCGCATCCACGATCTGAAGACTGGCGTTCACCCCGCCAAGATTGATCAGCTCATGATCTACGCGGCACTCTTCTGCCTCGAGTATGATGAGCGTCCTGGGGCTATCAACTATGAGCTCCGTATCTACCAGAATGACGATATTCAGGTGGCAAACCCCGAGGGCGACGATATTGCCCCGATTATGGACACCATCATCCAATTCGACAAGCTTATCGAGAAGATCAAGGAAGAGGAGGCCTAATGGATCTCGCCCACTATGGTGTTAAGCGCCGTTCCGGGCGCTATCCTTACGGTTCCGGAAAGGACCCGCACCAGCACTCTGGTGATCTGCTCTCCACCATCAAGGACCTCAAGGCGAAGGGTCTCTCCGAGACTGAGATTGCCAAGGGCCTTGGAATGACCACCACCCAGCTCCGAGCACAGCGATCCATCGCCAAGAACGAGAAGCGTAAGGCTGACGTTGCAATGGTGGCCCGGCTCAAGGAGAAGGGGATGTCTAACACGGCCATTGGTCGCCGTATGGGCATCAACGAGTCCTCCGTTCGAGCGCTTTTAGACCCCACCCTCAAAGAAAGGGCGGGGAGCACTGAGGCGCTTGCTAAGGAGCTCAAGAAGCAGGTCGGTAAGGACGGTCTTCTTGACGTCGGACTCGGCGTTGAGGTCAACATGGGCGTTACAAGCACCAAGATGAAGACCGCAACTGCCATGCTCGAGGCTGAGGGCTACCATGTCCACAAGGTGAAGGTCCAGCAGCAGACGACTGGTAAGTTCACCGAAATGAAGGTCCTGGTGCCTCCGGGCATGGACTACAAGACGGTTCTGGCCAAGCGGGGCGAAATTAAGGCCCCCGGTGTCAACATTGAGGACCGGGGTCGTACCGTGTACGGTATCGAGAAGCCCACTGCCGTCTCCAGCAAGCGACTGAAGGTTCGCTATGGAAACGAGGGTGGTACCGATATGGACGGCGTTATTGAGGTTCGACGAGGAGTCAAAGACCTCTCCCTCGGTGGCTCAAACTATGCCCAGGTTCGTATCTCTGTTGATGGTACGCACTACCTCAAGGGTATGGCGATGTACTCGGACGACATCCCTAAGGGATATGATCTCCGATTCAACACCAACAAGAATCCCACCGGGAACAAACTGGATGCCCTCAAGAAGCAGACTGGTGACCCGGCGAACCCGTTCGGTTCCGTGATCCGCAAGCAGCTTCACTACACTGATGCCCACGGCAAGAAGAAGCTGTCTGCTATGAACATCGTCAACGATGAGGGTACTTGGGGGGATTGGTCTAAGACCTTGAGCTCACAGTTCCTATCGAAGCAGCCCGTCTCTCTCGCTAAGCAACAGCTTCAGAAGGTACGAGACAAGCGCCGTGCCGAGTTTGAAGAGATCATGGCTCTTACAAATCCCTCCGTCAAGAAGAAGCTACTGCAGTCTTTCGCAGACTCAGTGGACTCTGATGCTGTGGATCTTAAGGCCGCTGCTCTTCCTCGACAGGCCAGTCAGGTAATCCTTCCCGTCCCCAAGATGAAGACTACGGAGGTTTACGCCCCCAACTTCAAACATGGGGAGAAGGTCGTTCTTGTTCGTCACCCTCACGGTGGACGATTCGAGATTCCTGAACTGACAGTCAACAATAAAAACCCCCATGCCAGAAAAGCAATAGGGACTAAGGTTAAGGACGCAATCGGGATTCACCCAAAGGTTGCGGAACGACTGTCAGGCGCTGACTTCGATGGCGACTCTGTTCTGTGTATTCCGAACAATAGCGGAAAGGTCAAGACCTCACCAGCTCTTAAGGGGCTGAAGGACTTCGACCCCAAGGCTATGTATCCGGCATACCCAGGAATGAAGCCCATGACTTCTAAGCAGAAGCAGATGAAGATGGGCGAGGTTTCAAACCTGATCACCGACATGACAATCGGTGGTGCCAACCAGGCTGAGATTGCCCGGGCTGTTCGACACTCCATGGTTGTGATTGATGCTGAGAAGCACAAGCTCAACTATAAGCAGTCTGAGATCGATAATGGTATTGCCGCCCTCAAGAAGAAATACCAGGGCAAGGCAAATGCTGGGGCTTCTACTCTTATCAGTCGTGCTTCTTCCGAGAAGCGTGTTGCTGAAAGAAAAGCCCGGTCCGCTTCAAAGGGTGGGCCTATCGATAAGAAGACTGGACGCAAGGTCTATGAAGAGACTGGGGCTACTTATGTAGATAAGCATGGTAAGACTGTGCTTCGTACTGAGAAGTCCACTAAGTTGGCCGAGACCCATGATGCATACTCCCTCGTTTCTAAGAACGGGAGTGCTATCGAAACGGTCTATGCCAATCACTCTAACGAACTGAAGGCTATGGCTAACGAAGCCCGTAAGGCTACGCTTGCTATCCCCTCTGTTCGAAAGAACCCCCAGGCTGCAAAGACCTATGCCCCTGAAGTTAAGTCCCTCAAGGCCAAAGTAAACGAGGCCCTCCGGAATAAACCCAGGGAAAGACAGGCACAGGTCCTGGCTGATGCGGTAATCAGGGCGAAGAAGCAGGCTGATCCTACTCTTGCCAATGATAAAGAGCGTCTCCAGAAAGCCCGGCGCCAGGCTTTAGCCGAGGCCCGTTCAAGAACGGGGGCTGGTAAGAAGCCTTTCGCTATCACTCCTCGAGAGTGGCAGGCTATCCAGGAAGGTGCTGTCTCACAGGCTGCCTTGAACAAGGTTCTTGAACTTGCTGATGAATCAGTAGTTAGGGAACTGGCTACACCTAGGTCGCAGCCTAAGGTATCGTCTAGCATGGTGTCTAGGGCTAAGGCTATGAGTAGCAGAGGTAAGACTGCTGCTGAGATTGCTGAAGCTTTGGGAATCTCAACAACTTCTGTACACCGTGCTCTTGAGGAGGGCTGACCACACCATGGTACACACCCTCTCACAGGGCCTCTCTGAGGAGGTCTACTATGGCTAGGATGCTGTCCACAGTGGACAATCCTTACGATCCAAGAACTTCATGGGACGAATGGTTTGCTTTTGACACTGCCCACGGTTACGGTACCTGTGGCCTCCTGGCCAGGCTGTGCACATCAAGCGATTCGTTAAGTGAAGAACTTGAAATCGAAGAAATTGAAAATGCAATTGATCGAATTCTCAATCTTGATGGAACAAATTTCTATCAAACTTTTGAGATCGATGATTGAAAAATAAAAATTTCTTCGTCGACCCGGGGGAGGGGGGTCTCGCATTTAGGCCCCCCACCCTCATCGCCGCCCCCTCCATATTTTCCCCGGAGGGATATTTGGAAAGCCAATTGGGGACTAGGTTCTAGGGCCCACAGGAAGTTTCTCGTGTGCTCCTTTCTTCCTGCTGGTCTCGCTCACAACGGGCCCTAGAATCTAGCCCTCAATTGGCCCCAAACGCCCTCTATCTAAGGAGCAACTATGGGTAAAAGGGCCGCAACACCCTCTAAACCCGCTCGAACTGTAGAGCAACGAGAGGCGCAGATGATCAATCTCGCGCTTGAGCTCGCTGAGAAGCAGCTTCGAGAGGGTACAGCACCGGCAACCACGGTGAACCACTACCTCAAGCTCGCCTCCACAAGAGAACAGCTGGAGGTAGAGAAGCTGAGGAACGAAACAGCACTTCTCGAGGCGAAGAAGACAGCACTAGTCAGCGCTGAGCAAGCCGAGAAGATTGCCAAAGAAGCCATCGAAGCCTTCCGTACATACTCTGGAGCGGGAGATGTTACGAACGTATACTGAACTGGCGCGCCTCGAGACCTTTGAGGAGCGGTTTGACTACCTGGCTCTCACCGGGCAAGTTGGTACAGCCACGTTTGGCTTCGATCGTTACCTGAACCAACGATTCTACACATCGACGGAGTGGAAGAAGGTCAGGAACTTTGTTCTGGCTCGAGATGAAGCCTGTGACCTCGGGATCGAGGGACTTGATATCAGATACATGCCGCTAATCCACCACATGAATCCGATTCAGCCCAGAGATCTCGAGGAATTCAATCCAGACATCCTCGAGCCAGAGTTTCTCATCACGACAACCAAGAATACCCACAACGCGATACACTTCGGAGACCGATCGAGGTTGACACCAAGAGTTGTTGAGCGTCGACCGAATGATCAAGCTCCCTGGAGGATCTAATGGGAACCATTCTTGAAGATACTAAGAAGGCAATCGGCATCATGCCGGGATATGATGCCTTCGATGACCAGATCCTGATGCACATCAACACTGCGCGGATGGATCTCGCACAATTGGGGCCAAAATGCGACACCCCGATTGAGAAAGATACCGCTTGGACCGTCTTTGATTCGATCGACGACGAAGCGGCAATCAAGTCTTACATCGCCATGAAGGTTAAGCTGTTCTTCGACCCACCGGGGAACTCCTTCTTGGTATCGGCATACCAGAAGCTGATCGAGGAGGCAGCATGGCGACTGATCTATCAGACCGAGGGGAAGCAGAGGTAGAAGACCTCATCCACCACGGTGTAAAAGGCCAGAAATGGGGCGTCATCCGCAAGAAGGCTAGCGCTGGTCGGAAGGCCACCATCAAGGCTATCCAGAAGAGCGGGCGATTCACCGCCAACGCCACCAAGACAACCATCAAGACTGCTCGAACTGGGGCAGCTAAGGTTCAGAAGGCTAAGCAGGCTCACGATGCCAGAGTTTCCGGAAAGAAGCAGGCAAAGGCCGACGCAAAGGCCCGAAAGAAGTTCGCAAATCGCGGATACAAGAAGATCAGCGACTCCGAGCTTCAGTCCCGAATTAAGCGGCTGGAGCAAGAGAAACGCTATCGGGAGCTCAAGGCCGATCGCCACCTGGTTCGAGGTCGTGAGGTCACTCGGTCGATCCTCGAGAACTCTCTGACTAAGGCTGGAACGTACGCCGCAACCAAGGCTATGAAGACGGCTTTCGATAAGTCGTTCGATCCCGGTAAGACCGGAAAGTCAGCCGGAGAGACGCTCAAGAAAGCGGCAGAAAAGGCTAAGGAAGCAGCAGAGGCTGCGTCAGTTGTCGCCGAAGAGGCGCATAAGACATATAGCTCTACTGGTGGCCTCGATCGTAAGAAGCTACCTAAGGCGTCTACGCCAAAGCAGATCGAGAAGCCGAAGTCGTATAAGCAGACCAAGCCTTCTCCTAAGAAGAAGCGCTACCCGCGCAACCCTGGGAGCACAGCTAAGTAATGCTCTCGAACACCGCAGTACCAAAATACTACGGGCAGTTTCGAGATGCAGTCGTCCGAGGAGAGATTCCGGTATGCGAAGAGATCTCATGCGAGATGAATCGTATCGATGCTCTTATCGCAAACCCAGAATATTACTACGACGACAAAGCTGTAGAGGGATTTATCGCTTATTGCGAGAACGAGCTCACGCTGTCCGACGGAGCCGACCTCCATTTGCTCGACAGCTTCAAGCTCTGGGCCGAACAGCTCCTTGGCTGGTACTACTTCGAGGATCGCCAGGTCTTCGTCCCGTATGAGGATGGAGTCGGCGGTCGATACGAGACCAAAACAGTAAAGAAGCGCCTTACAATCAAGCAGTATCTGATCGTTGCTCGTGGAGCGGCGAAGTCGATGTATATGTCACTCATCCAGAACTACTTCATGGTGATTGACACTACAACGACGCATCAGATCGCTACGGCTCCGACCATGAAGCAGGCTGAAGAGGTGATGGGTCCTTTCCGGACCGCTATCACCCGAGCCAGAGGTCCGCTGTACAAGTTCCTGACCGAGGGATCCATTCAAAATACAACTGGTGCGAGGGCTAACCGCCAGAAGCTGGTTGCTACGAAGAAGGGTGTGGAGAACTTCCTCACCGGATCCCTCCTCGAGGTTCGACCCATGTCTATCGACAAGCTGCAGGGTCTTCGACCCAAGGTTTGTACAGTAGATGAGTGGCTTTCCGGCGACATCCGCGAGGACGTGGTCGGTGCACTTGAACAGGGTGCCTCGAAGATCGATGATCCAGTAATCCTGGCCGTCTCGTCCGAAGGAACCATCCGCAATGCGGTGGGCGACACCATGAAGATGGAGTTGCTCAAAATCCTGAAGGGTGAATACATCGCCCCTCACATCTCAATCTTCTACTACCGCCTTGACGACATCAAGGAAGTAGCAGATCCTGCTATGTGGGTGAAAGCCCAGCCGAACATCGGCATCACTGTCTCTTATGATCGGTACCAGCAGGACGTCGAGCGAATGGAACAAGCTCCAGCTGCTCGAAACGACATCCTCGCCAAGAGGTTCGGAATCCCCATGGAGGGATACACCTACTTCTTCACCTACGAGGAGACAATCCCGCACAGGAAGAATACATTCTGGAACATGCAGTGCGCTATGGGCGCCGACTTGTCACAGGGTGATGACTTCTGTGCATTCACCTTCCTATTCCCACTCCGGAATCAGGCTTTCGGCGTAAAGACGCTGGCATACATCTCTGAGCTGACGCTCATGAAGTTGCCTGGTGCCCTACGCCAGAAGTATGACGAGTTCATCCAAGAAGGAAGCCTCCGAGTAATGGAGGGGACCGTCCTGGATATGATGGAGGTCTATGAAGATCTAGACCAGTACATCGACGAACAGAAGTACGACGTCTCGGCGTTTGGGTTCGACCCGTACAACGCCAAGGAGTTCGTAACCAGGTGGGAGCAGGAGAACGGACCGTACGGTATCGAGAAGGTAATCCAGGGCGCTAGAACCGAATCGGTCCCCCTTGGGGAACTGAAGAAGCTGGCCTCTGAGCGCCTTCTCATCTTCGATCAGGAACTCATGTCATTCACCATGGGGAACTGCGTGACTCTCGAGGATACCAACGGAAACCGGAAGCTACTGAAGAAACGCTCGGAAGAGAAGATCGACTCAGTGGCTGCTCTGATGGATGCCTTCGTGGCATACAAGATCAACAAGGAGGCATTCGAATGAGCGAGGAGGTGAAATGGGTCTTAGTGATCGACTAGCTCACGCATGGAATGCGTTTTCAAAATCCCCGGACAAGAAGAACTTCACACCGGAGTACGGTTCGTGGACATTCGGTAATCCAAACCTGAATTACCGACCTGTCGTCGGCGACCAGACAATTGTCACGAGTATCTATAACCAGATTGCTATCGATGTATCGAATGTCCCTATTCGACACGTCAAGACTGACGATAATGGCAACCTCAAGAGCTACTACCGTAGCTACCTTGATGATTGCCTGTCTCTGAGCGCCAACATCGACCAGACCGGTCAGGGATTCTTCCAGGATTTGGTACTTACGCTCTTCGAAGAGGGCGCTGTAGCGATCGTTCCTGTAGACACAGACGTTAGCCCAGATCTGACTCAGGGCTATGACATCAAGTCTATGCGAGTCGGCACCATCCTGAACTGGTATCCTCGCCACGTTCGAGTCGAGGTCTACAACGACCAGACTGGACAGCGAGAACAGCTGACTCTTGAGAAGGAGTTTGTCGCTGTTGTACAGAACCCTCTGTACAGTGTGATGAATGCTCCGAACTCGACGCTGCAGCGACTGACGCAGAAGCTCCACCTGTTGGATGCCATCGATAAGCAGTCTGGATCCGGTAAGCTGGACATCATCATTCAGCTTCCGTATGTCGTCAAGACTGAGCTCAAGAAGCAGCAGGCCGAGGCACGCCGTAAGGCGATTGAGGAACAGCTCGCAGGGTCTCAGTACGGTATCGCTTACACCGATGGTGCAGAGCGAATCACTCAGCTGAACCGACCTTCCGAGAATAACCTCATGAGCCAGATTCAGTGGCTTACCACGCAGCTGTACAACCAGCTCGGGATGACCGAGGATGTCTTCACCGGCAAGGCTGATGCTCGTCAGATGCTGAACTACCAGAACCGAACGGTTCGTCCAGTTCTGAAAGCGATCACGGATGCCATCACCAGGACTTTCCTCACCAAGACTGCCCGAACGCAGCGTCAGCGGATTATGGCAATCGAGGACCCGTTCCTCAACGTCCCGCTGGAGGAGATGTCCAAGCTGGTCGACTCCGTCAAGCGCAATGAGATTGGTACTGCCAATGAGCTTCGACCGAAGTTCGGCTGGGCCCAGTCTGATGACGAGACGGCAAACCAGTTGGTGAACTCCAACATCAATCCGATGGGCGAGGAACAGCCGCCTGGCGAAGAGCCGGTCGACGAAGTCCCTGCATCGGAGGTACCAATTTCCGAACTGATGGAGAGTAGTCAAAATGGCAGTTAAGTGCGATTTCTCTGGCTACGCCACGAAGAACGATGTTCGGTGCTCGGATAACAAGGTCATCCGACACGGGGCATTCGCGGCGTATGATGGGAAGACTGTACCTCTGGTCTGGCAGCACAAGCACGGCGACGTCGAGAACGTCCTCGGGCATGCCGACCTTGAGGTTCGTGAGGATGGTGTCTACGCCTACGCCCACCTCAACAACACCGACCGTGGCCGGACCGCTCGAGAGATGGTCAAGAACGGCGACATCAAGGCGATGAGTATCTACGCCACCCACGTTCGGGCTCGGGGCAACGACGTTGTCCACGGCGAGCTCGTTGAGGTGAGCCTGGTGCTCCGCGGCGCTAACCCTGGCGCACTCATCGACCAGGTCTCCATCGAGCATGGTGACGACGGCGATGAGATCGAGGCTGTTATCTACACGGATGCACAGCTGGACTTCGTCTCGCACGGTGATGACGTCGAGGACGAGGATGAGGACTTCGAGGCGGAGGAGACGGACGACGTCGAGCACGCTGAGGAGGAGCCGGAGGCCGATGAGGCTGAGGGCGACGAGGACGACCCCACACTCGGGGAGATCTTCGATGGAATGACCGAGGAGCAGAAGACGGCGGTCTATGCCATCGTCGGGCAGCTCGTCGATTCCGTAGATGAAGAGGCGGAGGAGTCTGAGACCGAAGAGGCCGAGGACACCGCCCATTCCGACACAACTGAGGATACTATGGCTCACAAGAACGTGTTTGAGGGCTCCGCTACCACCGAGGAGCTCCCCGTCCTGACTCACGCCCAGGTCGAGACCATCTTCGAGGACGCTCGCTCCAGCGGCTCCCTGAAGCAGGCCATCCTGGCCCACGCCGACGCTTACGGCATCAAGCAGATCGAGACCCTCTTCCCGGAGGCCAAGGATCTGTGGAACCAGCCGGAGTTCATCAAGCGTAAGACCGATTGGGTTAACTCCGTCGTCGGTGCTGCCAAGCACTCACCCTTCTCCCGCATTCGCACTCGCTTCGCCGACATCACGGCCGACGAGGCCCGTGCCCGGGGTTACATCAAGGGCAATAAGAAGGAAGACGAGGTCTTCACGTTGCTGCAGCGTGTTACCTCGCCGACCACTATCTATAAGAAGCAAAGGTTGGATAGGGACGACATCCTTGACATCACTGACTTTGATGTCGTCTCCTACATCCGTGGCGAGATGAAGATCATGCTCGAGGAGGAGCTCGGTCGAGCTGTCCTCATCGGTGATGGTCGTCAGGCATCCTCTAAGGACAAGATCAAGGAGGACTGCATCCGTCCGATCTACAAGGAGGACAGCCTCTACGCTCCTCGCGTCATCCTGGCCAAGGAGACCACCACCGAGGACGTCCTGGACTCCATCGTCCGCGCCATGGATGACTACGACGGCGCTGGCAACCCCACCTGGTTCGCTGAGCCCCACATGGTCACCGAGATCCTGCTTCTCAAGGACAAGATGGGTCACCGTCTGTTCCGCAGCGTCTCCGAGCTGGCCGACTACGTCGGCGTCTCGAAGATCGTCAAGGTTCCGCTCATGAAGGGCCTGCAGCGCAGCTCCGCCAAGAACGGCACTGTCGATGCCCTCGGTATCATCGTCAACATGTCCGATTACACCATTGGTGCGGACAAGGGTGGGCAGCTCTTCGCTGCCGAGGACTTCGACATTTCCTTCAACCAGTACCACTACCTGCTGGAGACCCGCCTCTCCGGTGCGCTGACTCACCCGAAGTCGGCCATCATCGTTGAGCGGAAGACCGAGACTGGTAACGTCGTCGCGGAGCCGTGATAGATGGCCAAATTCTTCGGCGAGATAGGATTTGTAACTCAGGTCCAGACCGAGCCGGGAATTTGGGAAGACAAACCAATCGAGAAGCAGTACTATGGCGATGTGTTTCGTGAAGCACGCCGCTTTGGTGCCAGCGATGAGGTTCTGGGGAGTATCAACCTCAGCAACCAGATCAGCATTATCGCTGACGGATTCTTAACGGATAACATCCAGAACCTCAAGTACGTACGCTGGATGGGGGGACTTTGGAAAATCTCCTATGTGGAACTGAAGTTCCCCCGTCTGGTTCTCGAGTTGACGGGGGTGTATAATGGACCGACGGCTAACTCTCCATGAGAAGCTGGTAGAGATCCTCGGGTCGGACAAGGTCTATTACCAACCACTCCCGTCACTTAAGCTCTCGTATCCGTGCATCGTATACGAGCGGCATCCGGGTGATCCGATGTACGCGGACAACATCAAGTATATCAAAGCAAACAGGTTCCAGGTTACTCTGATTGCCCGTCATCCCGAGGACCCGACACGAACGAAGATCGAGGACCTTTTGTTCAGCCGCCATGAGTCTCGACTCGTAGCGGATAACCTCTATCACGACATCTTCGACGTCTACTATTAGGAGTTAACATGGCTGCACTTGTCTGGGACAAGACTGGTGAGCGCCGTATTGAGACTGGTGTCGACCACTGTGCACTCTATGTGTACGACCCGGCCCAGAAGACCTACGGCAAGGGCGTTGCTTGGAACGGTATTACCGCCATCTCCGAGAAGCCTGAGGGCGCTGAGGCTACCGACCTTTACGCCGACAACATTCTGTACCTCTCGATGCTCTCGGCTGAGAAGCTGAAGGCCACCATTGAGGCCTACACCTACCCTGACGAGTTCGAGCAGTGTGACGGTTCCGCCACGCTGACGAAGGGCGTCAAGATCGGTCAGCAGGACCGACTCGCCTTCGGTCTCGTCTACCGCACCAAGATTGGTGACGATGTGGCTGGTCAGGATAAGGGCTACAAGCTCCACATCCTTTACGGCTGCAAGGCTTCTCCTTCCGAGAAGGGCTACAAGACCGTCAACGACTCTCCCGAGGCGATCTCTTTCTCCTGGGAGCTGTCCACCACGCCGGTCAACGTGTCTGGTGCCAAGCCCACTTCGCTGCTGACCATCTCGTCTCTGGACGTCGACGCCGGTAAGCTGAAGACCCTCGAGGCCAAGCTGTTCGGTTCCGACGCTCAGGGTGGAGGCGGGGCTCTCGAGCCCAAGCTCCTCCTGCCGGACGAGATCAAGGCTCACTTCGCAGGCTGATATACCACACCGGGGGCTCAGAGACCTAGACTCCTGGGCCCTCGGTGCCTGCAATGCTTATAGTTTCTATCCCGGATCTCGACGGGTTCGATGAGGAGACAGGTACCTTTGTCTCCATGCCTGGCGGAGTCCTGCACCTGGAGCACAACCTGGTCGCGCTGTCAAAATGGGAGTCAATTACCCATAAATACCTCATCGGTAACGACAAAGTCACCCCTGAGGAGATGGCCCTCTACATCAAGTGTATGATCACAGATGAAGAGTACGACCCGTCGCTCCTGGATAGGATTCCCCCATCCGAGGTTGAGCGTATCAGTACCTATATGGCCGATACGATGACCGCAACCACCATCCGCGAGACGGGTGGAGAGTCTGGATCCGGTGAGTACACATCATCCGAGTTGATCTACTACTGGATGATCGCTTGCCAGATCCCATTCGAGTGCGAGACCTGGCACATCAACCGACTTCTCACACTCATTCGGGTATGTAACCAAAAGAATCAGCCCGATAAGAAGATGTCCCAGTCCGAGATTATGGAACGGAACCGGGAACTCAACAGAGCCAGGCGAGCAAAGCTTGGTTCGAAGGGATAACAATGATCAGTCACGAAGACATTCCCGAGGAGGCGCTTGCTCCGCAGGCCCACATCGGAACTGATCCCATGGAGGACAAGGAGATTCACGTCTCCCAGACTACTGAGGTGATGAAGTGAGCGTCGCAGACAACGTACTCGCTCGCGCCGCAGCGAGGATTGGTTACTATGCACCAGACGACCCTCAGCCCGGATCCGAAGCTGGCCGATACTGGGCAGCTCGAACTGGTCAGCAGTGGCTTGCTGGACCGTCCGACTCTGTTTGGTGGTGCATGCTCTTCGTCAGCATGTGTCTGGACGAGTGCGGGCAGATTGACGCTATTGGAGGATTCTCCTTTAACACTGACTACACCGTCAACAAGGTCCGTCAGCACCCTGACGCTTACTTCGTATCGGTTTACGACGCCCGACCGGGCGATGTCGTCATCTACGACTGGGATGGCGGCGGCACGGACCACGTGGGCTTCGTCGAGAAGAACCTTGGCGGAGGCACGCTCCAGACGATTGAGGGGAACACCTCGTCTGGTAGCTATGGCTCTCAGTCTGCTGGGAACGGTGTTTGGCGGCGTGTCCGCAATCAGTCGATCGCTTATGTGATTCGCCCGGCTTATACCGACTCTCCGAGCAACACGGCTCCTGCTGGCCCCGCTGACATCCGCGCTCTGCAGCGTGCAGTCCGGGCTACCCCCGACAACGTCGCCGGTCCTAACACTCGGTCTCGTTGCTATGCTCTTGCCGCGGCTTCCGAGTGGGGCGGTAAGACCTTCCCCTTCGGCGTGGCCTTCACGCAGTCCGTAGTCGGCACTGAGCAGGATGGAATCTGGGGCGAGGGCTCTGAGGAGGCGCACGACTCTACTGTCGAGGCCGTTCAGGCAGCCGTTGGCGCTGAGGTCGATGGCGTCTACGGCGCCGAGACAAACACCAAGGTGAACGCCCTGCTCGACAGGGCCGAACAGCCGTAGGAGGCTCAAAATGGCAGCGCCATACTGTACTTTAACGGGAACTATTCCCGGAGGAGAGAATGGTCGGGCTACTGTCCGAATCATTCCTGACGTGAAGGGTGCTACGGCTACCGTCGACGGTGCCGCAGTCTCGATGCGCGAGCACATGGTTCGGACAGACCAGGCTGGCGCTGTCAACATCGAGGTGCTGGCTCCGGGCGCTGGAGTAACCCCCTCTGGCGCCTGGACCCACACCATCTACATCGATTCCCCCAAGTTTGACATCGTCAAGCATGTTGCGCTTACGCAGGGCGGGTCGATCGACATCATGAGTGTCGAACCCACGGCAGAGATCTCCCCGCTTCCATTCGGTGGAGGGGGAGGAGGCGGAGCTGGTTCTCCTGGCCCTGTCGGACCTCGAGGGCCGGTTGGTCCCCCTGGACCTAAGGGTGATACCGGTAATCCTGGCCCAAAGGGGGATCAGGGTCTTCGTGGACCCGCCGGTCCTACTGGCCCCCAGGGCCCTCCCGGACCCGCTGGTGGTGGAGCTGGAGGAACACCTGTTCCTGGCCCGGAGGGACCTAGAGGTCCTGCTGGCCCTCCCGGACCTAAGGGTGATCAAGGTATCCAGGGTCCTCCTGGACCCACTGGTCCTGCCGGAGCAAATGGGCAACCAGGGCCTAAGGGTGACAATGGTGTAGCTGGTCCCGCCGGACCTCCTGGGCCCCAGGGTCCTCCCGGACCTGCTGGAGAGCGTGGTCCCGCCGGTCAGGATGCGGTTACCCCTCAGCTTGACAAGTACCTCACAAAAGACGAGGCCGCCAAGACCTACGGCGAGAAGGCCGATGTCGAAGATGCTCTCCGACAGACCAATCCTTTCAAGAATGGTGCTCGGTACTACTCTCCGGTAACCTACTACTGGCCGGATTACTACCAAGACGGAAAGCCCGGACAGTTCTCCAAGTGGGCTCAGACGCTGAAGTTCCGGGATAACCTCGGATATGTTATCCTCAACCGCAACAGCGGAGACTGGGAGGCGCAGGAGGTAGACTTCCAGAAGCAGGGCGAGCTCGCTCTCGGTGCCGGGGCTAAGAAGGTACTGTTCTACATCAAGACTCAGTACGGAGCGGCAATTAATCCGGATGATGAGGCTAACCGGGGTATTCCTAACGCCGCTAAGTTCACCAAGGAGTACATCCTTGAGCAGCTGAAGCGCGCTAAGCACTGGTATGGCGACCTGGTACAGGGGGTCTTCCTTGACGAGGTTATAAACGGCTGGGATGCTCGGAAGGATCGGCTTCCGTGGTATAAGGATCTAATCGACACGATCCGCCGTGAGAATGGTATCGACTTCGTGATTGCGATCAACACAGGATCCAACATCTCGCAGGCGGTATGCGACCTCGACTTTGACGTCTGTATGATGTTTGAGGGGACAGCTGCGAAGTTCCTCGAGGAGAATCCGACTTCGCCCATTCTTCCAGACCACATGAAGGCTTATCCGTCCACTCGATGGTGGGCAGTGGTTCACTCCGTCACCTCCGAGAACTACCAGAAGGTCTTCGACAAGGCTGACAACCTCGCTATCAGCCATCTTTACGTCACTGATGGCTTCCTTGTCGAGGATCCTCAAAATGGTGGTCAGTGGCACCCCATTGGTAATCCTTACGAGAACCCTCCGGGCGCCGAGATCCGAGAGCTGATCATTCCGTGGCTCAAGGGCTACCTGAAGCTCAAGCTGAAGGTTGACAACCTCAAGATTCCAGAGGTCCCGAAGATGATTGTCCTCGGTCCCGATGATCCAGTACCGGCTGGGACTCCGTCTGGGACGGTGATTGTTAGGCGGGCCAAGTAATGGCTAGCGTATTCCCAGTAATTGGATCCTGGTGGGGAGGCAACGGCGCTCGAGTAGGGGATGGTCGCCTGATCCGAAAGGGATCGAGCTCCACCCCATTCGAGTCGTCTGCCTATACGGTCGGCGATCGCAAGTGGACTGTTGAGATCACGTACTCAGCCGATCAAGACACTCAGATCGCCATGCGAGCCAACTGGTTCGAAGCGGGGAAGAAGACGACTGGTAAGCAGGACTTCATCACCACCTGGAACATCCGTGGTGGGGTTAATGCTGCTATCAAGTTCGAGTTCGAGCTTCCTACCAATGCCTATCCACTCTGGACCCCCTCGATCGCTGTCCCTGGTACGGCGAACGACATAACGATCCATAACTTCAACATCTACGAGACACCCAAACCGGGATTGAAAGTTAATCTTTCTGGCGGACGTGGATCGGAAGCCAATGGGTTTGGTACTTATTTTCTGTTAGGTTCTAGGGCCAAGGTCGGGGACCTGCTGATTGTATTTTATGCTTCACAGTATGGAGATACAAAAGCTAGGCCACCTGCCGGTTGGGATTTCAAGTATACCAGAGACGCAGGCGGTAGATCGGGATATATCGCTGTAAAACGATGTGCCGAGGAGGACCTGGATAAGAATATTAAATTCAACAGCGATTCTCCAACCGAGGCTAGAGAAAATTTTATTCTCTACTCTATCGAAGGCGTGTCTAACTACACGATACACCAATGGCAGCCTGATATTCCGACCTTAGATGCATCTAAGAAGAATCTCGTAGCAGTTCAGTATCACGCATACTCGTCTACAAAAGAACCAGTATGGTACCCGCCTGAGGCACAAAATGTTACTACTGGGGGTAAGCGAGTAACCAATGGTTCGTGGTCATTGACCATCGGTGCTATAGCCAATTCGGTCAAAGAGACTTTTGGAGCAAGGGCTTACGCATGGGTTGAACTTAAAGAGAGTAACCCAGAAAAGCCCACTCCGAAAACACCAAGTGTCGAGGTTGTAGATTCAGGCTCATCTAATCTGGTGTTTGTCTATCAGAATGGGGAAGAGCGACCGGCCACCATGAAGGCCGTACCTAGAGGGTATAAGGACATCGGCACGATGATGATCACTCGTGGATTCCTCATCGCCCACCGGGGTGGCTCGGTAAGCTGGCCTGAGGCGTCTATGCGGGCATACACCAATGCTGTAATGTATGGTGCAGGTGCGCTAGAGGTTTCTTGTCAGAAGACGAAGGACGGCGTGTGGTTCCTTAACCACGACCGAACCCTTCAGCGAGTCGACAAAACGGCTCCGAATACCCCTGTCACCGAGATGACATGGGGGGAGATTCAGAAGTATACCACAATCGGCGAGCCATTCATGACTGTCGAGGAGTACTTTGCCGCCTATGGATCCAGTCACATCACTGTTCTGGATCCTAAGTACTCCGCCGCCGAGTGGCAGGAGCTCAAGAAGTTCTTCCCGTCTGATGCGCATGGTCGGATCATCTGGAAGTTCTCTATTGACGCGGGCTGGCTCGCGGGGCAGTGGAAGGCTGACGGCTGGAAGTGCTGGGGGTACTCATATCCGGATCACGTTACTGATGGGCGGATTAACGAGTGGCACAAGCCTTGGGACTACATTGGTATGTCCTGGGAAGCCAGCGATGAGGTTTGGCGACGAACCACCGCCCTCGGAAAGCCGGTATGGGGGCATATCTGTCCGACAAGGCAGGCGTACGATGACGCTCTAGCTAAGGGTGCCATCGGATGTATGGTCTCCGGAGTGGCCAACATCTACTCGGAATCTCTAGTCTAGGAGAATCATGATCACGATCGAGAGCCAGGGAGACTGGAAACTCACCAGGAATTGGTTTGACAGAATGACGAAGTTAGACCTGGCTCTGATCATGAATCAGTTCGGCAAGGAGGGGGTTTCTGCTCTCAAGGCGGCGACCCCCTCCAGGTCGGGTGAGACGGCAGCTAGCTGGAACTACGAAGTCACCAGAACTGGCGAGAACTGGAAGATCACCTGGACCAACTCACACGTAAACAACGGTGTAAACATCGCCGTCATCTTGCAATATGGTCACGGCACCCGTAATGGCGGGTATGTCGTCGGCCGAGACTACATCAACCCCGCTATCAGGCCCGTATTCGACAAGATAGCGAAGAAGGCCTGGAAGGAGGTCACTAAGTAGTGGCTACTATTGATGAGCGGGTAGTCTCGCTCAAGATGAACAACAAGCAGTTCCTTTCTGCGATCAAGGAATCCGCGTCCAGTATGGACCGACTCAAGGAATCCTTGAAGATGCAGGGGGCTGCAGATGGTCTCTCTCGTATCGGAGAGATCGCTAAGAACACCACACTCGGTGATCTGGCCACCAAGGCTCTCGACATCGGCAAGAACATGACCGTCATGCAGGGTCTTGCCGTCACCGCATTCGGTGGAATTGGTGTCGCGGCTCTTAATGCTGGTCGAAGCGTGGTCTCCGGCTTCATCGGAACCATCAAAGACGGCTTTAATGAGTATGAGCTCAAAATGAGAGCCATTCAGACTATTATGGCCAACACAGTTGAGAAGGGGACCACCCTTTCTGAGGTTAAGACCTCTCTGGCCGAGCTGAACACCTATGCTGATAAGACGGTATACAGCTTCAGCGACATGACTCATGCCATTGGTCTGTTCACCGCAGCTGGTGTCGATCTTCAGACATCCGTGGCATCGATTAAGGGTCTGTCTAACCTCGCAGCGGCCTCAGGTTCAACTGCCCAGCAGACAGCTACGGCATACACTCAGCTTTCTCAGGCTATCGCGGCTGGCGCAGTCCACCTTCAGGACTGGAACTCACTGGTCCAGGCAGGTATGGGCGGAGAGTCATTCAGGAATGCCCTTATCGAGACCTCCCGAATGATGGGTACTGGTTATGATGAGGCTATTGCCAAGGATGGGAACTTCCGAGAATCCCTGAAGGAAGACTGGCTTACTGCCCAGGTCATGACGACCACCCTTACTGCCCTAACGAATGACCTCTCTGAGGCTCAGCTCGTTGAGATGGGTTATTCTGAGGAGCAAGCGCACAAGCTCAAGCAATTTGCTCAGGGAGCATTTGACGCCGCCACCAAGATTCGAACGTTTAGTCAGCTAGTCGACACCACTAAGGAAGCTATCGGCTCTGGGTGGGCAGAGACATTCGAAATTCTATTCGGTGACTTTGAAGAGGCATCGGTTCTATTCACATCTATTGGCGACTGGCTCGGTGGCGTTATTAAGGCCAGCGCTGACGCGCGAAACGGATTCCTCCAGATGTGGAAAGATCTTGGAGGACGCGCATCCCTTGTTCAGGGTCTGGCCAATATCTTCTGGGCCATCGTCAAAGTTCTCGGACAGATCGGAACCGCCTTCCGACGAGTATTCATGAACGCTAGTGCCGAAGGTCTTGTTCGCATCACCAAGGCGTTTGAGAACTTCACGTCTAAGCTCATCATCACAAATAACTTTGCGGATAAGCTTGAGTGGACATTCACAGGGCTGTTCTCGATCTTCCATATCTTCGCCACCATCCTCGGCGAGGTAGCTCAAGTCATCTTCACGGTCGCCTCACACATTATCAGCGCACTATTCCCAGCGTTCACAGGGATCAACTCTGGCGTATTCCAGATTACGAAGGTAATTGGCAAGGCGATCTACTGGTTCGATCAGTGGTTCACCAAGTTGGACCTCGGTGGAAAGCTACTGAAGCTGCTTCTTCCACCGATTGATCTCGTTGGTAAGGCTATTAAGTGGGTCGTGGATAAGATCCATGACTTTATTATGTGGCTCGACTTCGGTGGAAAGGTCACTAGCGCTGCCAACGGACTGAAGAGTCTAGCGTCGAAGTTCGGGCTCATCAAGGATGCTCTAAAGAACTCGGTTGTCGGCCAGCAGTTCTCCGCAGCTATGGACTCTATCCACAGCGGAATCGACAAGGCTAAGAATAAGCTTCACGAGTTTGGTCAGACTGTCGGCGACAAGCTGAAGGCGAAACTCACCTCTGGAAAGTCAGCTCTGTCTGACTATTTCAAGGGCTTCGACCTGAGTAACATGACCACTTCTGAGGCGATTGTCTCGAAGCTCGGATCTAAGTTCGATGAACTCGGTAACAAGCTCAGGATTTCCGAGAAGGTTCAGTGGCTCAAGGAGAAACTTGTTGAGCTGAAGGATGCGCTTGTCGATACATGGAATACTATTCAAAATAGTAGTGTTTGGGACCACCTTGGCAAGTCCTTCTCCGACATCGGCGGTAAGGTTAAGGAAGTAGCGGTCTCATTCCGTGACTGGGTTAATGGTCACGGTGAGGTCAAGGCTAAGGCTAAGGAGGCAGCAGGTGCCGTATCTGAGGTTGGTACTGCTGCAGCCCAGGCTGCCAAGGAAACCGGCCAAGCGGCTAAGGAGAACTTCCTTAAGAAATGGTTCGAGGACATCGAACAGGTCGCTCGAGCAGTTCACCTCCCGGAACTCTTCGACACTATCAAGCAGAAGTTTGTGGAGTTCAAGGACTTCGTGGTAAACACCTTCGCCCCCAAGGTGAAGGAAGGTGCTAAGAATGCATTTGGCTCTATCGGTACCGCGATGAGTCAGGCAAACTCCAACCTCAAGTCCTATGACATGGGCAAGATCCTTGTCGGGGCTATTGGTGGTGGAGTCCTCATCGCCTTTACTCGATGGATCAACTCCTTCAAAGAGAACTTCGACAAGATCGGAAACGTCGCTGACAAACTCGGCAATGTATTTGATAAGCTCGGCGGAGTCCTAGAGGCATTCGAGCAGAAGGTTAAAGCCAAGGCTCTTCTGACAATCGCAATTGCTCTCGGTGTTCTTGCCGGGGCGCTGATCCTGATGTCTCTTGTTCCGGCTCCGAAGCTCCTCGTCACACTGGCTGTCCTGAAGTATCTCTTCAAGATGATGGATGACATGCTTGAGTCCATGACCAAGATGGTAGCCTTCAAGAACGACAGCGTTCGTATTGTGACTATGCTCATCGCTATGGGTGCAGCCATGATCCTGATGGCAACTGCTGTCCGGATTCTTGCCGGAATGGATCTCAAGGGTGCTGTGGTCGGTCTTGCTGCCATGAAGATCCTGATGATGACCATGCAGGAGTTCATGACCAAGATGGCTGCTACCAAGGGCGTTGAGAAGGGAGCTGGAATCCTTCTTGCTCTTGCTGCATCCTGTGTTATTCTGTCTCTAGCAGTATACACTCTTGGGTCCATGGATACTGGTAAGGCTATCCAGGGGGTCGTAACCCTCGCCGCGGTTGTGGCGATCCTGTCTGGGTTCATGATGGTCGTTAGTAAAGACCCCTTCATGGGTAAGGGCGCTGCGATTCTTCTATCGTTGGCTGTCTCTTGCAACATCCTTGTGGCAGCTATCTGGATGCTTGGGACGATGGATACGGGCAAACTTCTCCAGGGTGTCATTGCTTTGGGTGTCATTATTGCGGAGCTATCCGTAGCAATGGCTATTGCTGGAAGAGCAAATGCCCGTGGTGCCGCCGCGATTATCGCCATGTCCGCGGCAGTTATTGTTCTCACCGGTGCGGTAGCCATTCTCGGCAACATGGACATCGAGACCTTAGCCAAGGGGCTTATTGCTCTGGCAGCAGGTCTGGCGATTCTGGCCATCTCAATGGCGGCAGCAGATGCCTTCAAGGAAGGTGGAATTGCTCTAGGGATCGCCTCTATCGCATTCTTGGCCCTGGCCTCAGCAATGAAGACACTGTCTGGTATCACCTGGACCCAGCTTGCAATCGGGCTTATTGCCCTTGCTGGTGGTATGCTGATCCTGGTTGCAGCCGCTGCTGGTGCGCAGTACTTCGCGGTAGGTATGATCATCCTTACTGCTGCACTACTTGCACTAGGACTAGCCCTACTCCCAATATCGATTGGTATGGCTGCCTTTGCGGCAGTACTGGGTATCTGTGCTACTACTGGTGCAGCAGCGTTCCTAGTTCTGACTGAGGGCCTGAAACAGCTAGCGGCAATTCTTCCGCAGGTAGCCATCGACTTCGCCAATGCTATTGCCAACTTCATCATCACCCTAGGAGCAAAGGCCCCGGAGCTTGCAGTGGCTATGGCGGCGTTGCTCGGAGCGATCATCTATGCTATCAACGCCAATATCCCAGGCATTGTGGCATCGCTGTTCATCCTGATTCAAGCAATGCTCACCGAGCTGGCTAACCACGCCTACGAGTTCGGAGAGAAGGGTGCGACGATCCTGGCCAACTTCCTGAATGGAATCGCGGACAACATCGGTAAGGTCATTGACGCAGCTACGAATGTTATCCTTAATTTCCTTGACGGAATTGCCAGAAATGGTCCGAAGATCATCGACAAGGGTATGTGGACCGTCCTCAAGCTTCTTGAGGGTGTCCGAGATGCCATCAACAAGTACTCTCACCGATTCAACAAGGTTGGTCGAGAGATTGCTTGGGCCATTGTCGATGGTATGACTAATGGACTTGCATCCAAGGCTTGGAGCTTTGGTGAGTCCATGGTATCTGTCGCCAAAAAGGGCTATAACAAGGTCAAGAACTTCTTCGGTATTCACTCGCCTTCTCGACTGATGAAGGAACTTGGTGGATACGTCGGAGAGGGTCTCGCCATCGGTATCGAGAACACTGGTGAGCGTGTTGCTGCAGCGGGAAACAACATGTCCTCTGCGGCTTACGATGCAATGTCTCGGGCGCTTGACGGAGTCAACGAACTGATTGAGGATGACCCGTCCTTCAAGCCGGAAATCAAGCCCATTCTGGATCTCACTGAGATGCAGAAGCAGGCTAAGGGAATCAACAACTTCCTTCCCGCCATCGGAGTCACAGCCCAGGCTGCTAACGCGGCTCGGCCTCCTGCTCCGATCGCAGTTGACAATTCTGACAAGAATAGTCAAAATGGTGTTACAAACATCACCTTCAACCAGACCAACAACTCGCCTGAGGCGCTGGATGCGGCTACTATCTACCGCAACACCAACACTCAGCTTGCTATGGCAAAGGACAAGTTGACACTATGATCTCAGAGATCTCGTCCACGACAAAGTCGGGGGATCGTCTAACCATCGACATCACGAACCCCTATGAGTCGGGGGTCGCGGTCAAGGAGATTACTGGTCTGGGGCCAGTAAAGGCGGACATCAGCACTGATGGATTCGCCCTGCTGGACGGAGCATTCCTTAAGGGGATCAGGGTTGGTACTCGTACTGTGGTACTGACTCTGATCCCCTGGGGGACCGATATTCAGGAACTCCGACTCAAGACTTACTCCTACTTCGGAGTCGGGGAGACCATTACTCTCGGTGTGACAACCGACTGGCTTAACGTACACTCAGACTTCATCGTCGAGTCCGTCGAGCCGAACATTTTCTCTGAGCGGCAGGAGATTCAGGTCTCCCTTCTTGGGTTGGATCCGTACTGGAAGTCCTCCGCTACTCAGATCCAGAAGGTTGTGGGCTTCAATGACAACACACCCACCTTCGAGTTCCCATTCTTCTCGCAGGACAACCACAAGCTCAAGTTCGGTGACATGACCAACTCCTCGGGTAAGGATATCCGATACCTTGGTGACTACCCGGCTGGTGTTACTATTACTGTTGAATTCCTCGGTACGGTCAGTAACCTTATCCTGAGTAATACGACTTTCAACGAGACAATGTCTATCTCTCGAGCTGGAAACTTCTATGCTGGAGAGAGTATTGTCGTTGACACTCGCCCTGGTAAGAAGTCTATTACCCACCAGGCTCGAGGAAGGAAGTCATACATCACTGGTGTTCTGGCGCCAGGTAGTACCTGGATTCAGATGCATCCGGGAATCAACACGATCGCCCTTCAGTATGCTGGAGGCGTTGACGACGTGAACGTCTCTATGGAATACGATACACTTTACAGGGGGATCTAATGCAGCTGTTCTTCGCGTTCCTACACAACTACAACTCGTGGATTGAGGTTCCGAACAACTTCTACTCCCTAAACTGGACCGAGCGGGCATATGACTACGGTCAGTTCGAGCTCCAGCTCTACTCAGATCAGCCGGGCTATGAGTATAGTCTTGGGAACCTGTTTATCCGGGACGACACTGATACGGTGATGGTTATCGAGACCGCTACGGTGAAGCAGGAGGATGACGGTGTCTACCTCCACAAGTATACCGGACGTTCGCTTGAGTCGATGATGGAGTGGCGAATCCTTCCACACCGTCGATGGATTGAACCGGATGCAAATGGCCAGTTCAATGCCCAGGCTATGGCTGAGGATGTGGCGCACAGCAACCTTGGTAAAGACGCAAAGCCTGAGCGACGGATTGACAACTTCAACTTCCACAGAAATACTCGTGTGTCTCAGATGGCATACGTCAATGATACCGGGCAGAAGATCCAGGATGGTAAGTGGATTATCTACGATCGAGCGCCAATTGCAGAGATGTTCAAGAACGTCATCTCAGCATGCAAGCCAAACGGGTACTCACTCTTTTACAAGATCAAGCTCGAGAACGGTGGCATACACTGTTACATCACTGCTCCTCGGCTGATTAACACGATCACTCTAGCCCAGGAGAATGACAACTTCTCCGACTTCGAGTCAGTTGATTCGATCGTCGATAAGAAGAGTACGATCTATGAGATCTTTGACACTGGCGACGTAGACCTGGACTGGGTTGCTGATGGAACTACGCACACCCGGGCGCATACGCTTCGTTCAGAAAACCCGATCACTCGACGAGAGGTCTTGTGGGATAATACTCAGGTCCACAAGCCATATTCGGTCAAGGACTGGAAGGCTCTGACACCGCTTCAGAAGAAGCATATTTCCTCTCTGACCGAGGTGTGGTATCCCTTCTGGGTTCTGGACGCCATGTTCCCGAAGTATACCCCACTCAAGATGATCTCGGGTAAGATCAACAACTTCTCGAACGTCCAGTACCGTAATGGCTTTGACGTAGGCGATATTTTCTACTACGTTCCGTCCGGAAGCAACCCAGTCCCAATTGAGTGCCAGCTCACAGAAATGACCGAGTCCTGGTCAGCTGACGGGTTCTCTCAGGTTCCTTCCATCTCCATGTCGTCTCGCACCAAGTGGAATGGCGACGGCTTCCGTATCGACTTCACTCGCAATGGACCCGGTGAGGTCATCGTTCCTCGAGAAAGGGATTAGCATATGGCCATTACTAGTGGTTTCTACAACTCCGTGAATGGCGACCGTACGTATGATGCGGACCAGTTCGGCTCGCTGTTCGACGGCATTATTGCCCCGGGGGTATTTCCGAACGTGGGGGACAAGTTCCGTGTTCGGCCTACTAACAACGGTATGTCGGTCTACGTCGGCTCCGGCAAGGCGTGGCTGAACAACCGATGGGTCGAGAACTCTGGTGACGAGACGGTCACGATGACTGGCTCTCACGCTACCCTGGACCGCATTGACCTCGTGTGTGTCGAGGTTGACCGTTCCAAGGCTATCCGCGGTGCGAAGATCAAGGTTGTCCAGGGTACTCCGGCAGTCACCCCTCTGATCCCAAATGTCGGAGACAGTGGTGACCGTCAGACCTTCGCGCTTGCTCAGATCAAGATCGTTAAGAACTCTCGACAGATTACAGCCGAGAACATCATCAACCTTGTTGGCAGTGGTCGTACTCCTTATGTGAGCGGCCCCCTCCAGACTATTAATCTGGACTCCCTTCAGGCTAAGCTCCAGGGCGAGTTCAATACCTGGTTCGACTCTGTTCGAGATGCCCTGGCTAATGCTGGCGGTAATACTTCGACAGATGTAGCCAACCTCAAGGTGAGTGACAAGAACCAGAACGAGCGTATCCAGGCTGTCGAGGGCCGAGTCGCTGGAACTGAGCTTAACATCACCAAGATCAACGAGAAGTTCACAAACTCGGGATCTGTCTATGGTATGCTGAACGACTCAAATGTTGGCGTCCATAACTCGATCTACCGAGGCGCCTCCCTGGGTAACTCGGTGGCTCCGTATCTCCAAGCGATCCGAAGTGGGTCGTTCTCGGGTCTGTACCTTGGTGACTACTGGACCTATTCTGGTGTCACTTGGCGAATTGTGGCGTTCAACTACTTCATGAACATCGGTGAGCCGCCCTTCCGTCAGAATCACATTGTGGTTGTCCCTGACCGGTCTCTGTTCCGAGAGGCTTGGTCTACTACTATTCCAGACCAGCGCTCGTACGTCGACTCAACACTGAACCAGTCCACCATGACGCAGGCCAGTCGTATGGCTGAGTCCCTGTTCAACCGCTCAAACATGGTTGGCGTCTGGACTCGAGTCGCTACTGGGTACGATGGTAACGGCGCAGTCAGGGATTGGCGCTGGTATAACCCGCACATCAATATCATGGATGAGGCCATGCTCTGGGGGACGTCGATCTTCAACGATCCCCTCACCAAGGGTATGCACCACAACCAGTTCCCCGCCTTCAGGCTCAACCCCGCCCTTGTTAACATTGAGGAGGAGTACTGGCTTCGTGAGCGCGCTTCAGCTCAGACTGCCGTCTACATGAAGTCCACGGGCCAGTTCTCCCACGCCCCGATTAACTACTCCCTCGGGGTCCGTCCCTATCTAGCGATCGGTTAACATGCAGCACTTCGGATTCAACCCCCTGACCGACATCGTCCTTGCGATATTCTTGTCGGTTTTGGGATCTTCCGGGATGTGGGCTTGGATCATGAAGCGCAGTGAGCGGAAGTCCGCCACGTCAAGGCTTCTGCTCGGAATGGCCCATGACCGGATTGTATATGTCGGGAAGACATATCTTCATCGAGGATTTCTCACCCTCGACGAGTATGAGGACTTCATGAAGTATCTCGTAGAGCCCTATTCCGAGTTCGGGGGGAATGGGCTTGCTGAGAAGATCGTGAATGAGGTCAAGAATCTTCCCGTAGTCCCCACCCCTAGACCCCCGACGAAGAGGAAAACCAATGGCTAAGCACCTTCAGGAGAGCAAGTTGAACAACAAGTCCTACGACATCCTCAAGTGGGTTGCGCTGGTCGCCCTTCCGGCTACCTCTGCGCTCTATCTCACGCTGGCGGCTCTGTGGCACCTGCCTCACCCGACTGAGGTCGCGGGCACTATCGCTGCGATCGACACCTTCCTGGGTGTGCTTCTCGGCGTGAGCTCCACCAAGTACCAGGGTACTCAGCCCTCTGGCGCCCTCCACGTCTCTGAGGACCAGGGGATCCACGCTACTTTCGACCAGGGCGTCGCTGAGATGCTCCGGAATGGGAAGGTGACGCTGGACGTCAAGCAGGTCTAAGCGAGAAAAACCTGCGGTATAATGAACCCCTAGAAAGGAGCCCATCCATGAAGAATACTGACCCCATTCAGCAGACGATTGAAGCTGCTCTGAAGGAGGCCGAGCTTCACGATCCCTCTAGTGAGGACTACACTACAATTGCTCGAAATGTCGAGACTCTTGCAAAAGCCAAAGCCCTTGGCGAGAGCAAGAAGCTCAGCAAAGATGCAATTCTTGGTGCAGTCACCTCCATGGCAGGTATCGTAGCCGTCCTCCAGTACGAGCGACTTGCAGTCGTCAGCTCGAAGGCGTTTGGTTTGATCATGAAGGTTAAACCCTTCTGAGATTCGTCAGGCCCCCTGTGCTATACGCATGGGGGGCTTGGCTTATCTTTTTTTTTCGCGTAAAAAACGGGCTCTATATTGAAACCCGTCATAGAAAGGACACTCTCATGAACCTCTCTCCCGCCGCTGCACAGGCCGCCCTCGACTACGCCGAGGAGCTTGCTGTTACTGGACTGAGCTCTGAGCAGTACGACCACTACTACCTCTGACACAGTTCTAGATCCCGCCATGGGATCTAGGCTTATCTTTTTTTTGTCTCATCACACCAGTCACATGAGTCGCAGGATTAACACACCGTATATTGAAGACCCTTAGAAAGGAACCACAATGACCACCCTCCTCGCTCTTGTCATCGCCCCCTTCGTCGTCATCGGCACCCTGCTGATTGTCGCCGAGATGGTTGGCAAGAAGAAGACCTGGAACTTCTGATCCTACCACCTTCCAGCCAAAGATCCCGCCATGGGATCTAGGCTTATCTTTTTTTTCGCAAGATAAACCAGCCCTATATTGAAGATCCTACGAAAGGAAAGACTATGCTCTACATCGCCCTCTGCCTCGTTACCATCCTCACCATCTTCTTCGCTGTTTCTCACGAAGAGCAGAAGCACACCTCCTATACCCTTAGGAATCGTGTGTGGAAGCTCGAGAACGAGAACGCGAAGCTGCGCGCTGAGCTGATGACTGACGAAGAGTGGGACGCTATGGTGGAACAGGCTCTCGCCAACATCCGCTGATCCCTCCTATACCCCGACATGGGGTATAGGCTTTCCGCGAGAAAAACCATGCCTTATATGAGACCCCTCTATTTGAAAGGAAACCCTCATGACTGAGACCACCGACACCACCGTTGAGACCAACGAGAAGATTGTCGAGTTCAAGTTCAACAAGGACGCTGTCCTGCCCGCTATCAAGCGCAACTCCAAGAAGTTGATTGCCGGCGCCGCTGTATTCGCAGCCGGTACCGCTCTCACCCTCATGGCGTTCCGCTCGGTTCCGGACACGGACGAGCCTGAAGAGCTTGAGCACGATGACCTCGATGAGATCGACGAGATCGAAGCCTCTGAAGAGACCGACTGAGACCTCATCCTATATCCCGACCTGGGATATAGGCTTTTTCTCGAGAAAGGGCGCATTGTGGAATTCGGACAGTTGCTTGGTATCTACGGACTACTCCTGCTTATCTGGCTCGAGCTTCGGGATATTCGAAAGAAGATGAGATAGCCCGCGAGAAAAACCGGTCCTATATTGAAACCCCTCCGTTTGAAAGGACCACTCATGACCCGCATCATCGTTTCTGTCATCAAGAGCGCTGTTTTCATCCTCGGAATTGTTCTCGCCTCCTGCTTTATTGGCAGGGGTGCGAACTCCCGGATGAAGCACGTTGTTGGTGTTCAGCAGCGTTTCATCGCGCGCCGTGATCGTAAGATCAACCGCTGGTAATTCAGCACTATACCCCGACTTGGGGTATAGGCTTTTCTCGAGCTAGAAAGGAGCACACCATGTTCGAGGAACCGCCTATCTACTACATCCTGATCAGTCTCATCTTCCTGATCGTCTTCGGAGCCATCAGCTTTGCCACCTGGATGGTTTGGCTGACAGCCATCTCTTTCTTTGCCAAGCTTGTGGTGACCGCGATCGGATTCCTGCTGGCAGCCATGACAGTCATCCTCTACACGATCTCGGCGGAGTGAAATGCTAGTCGTACTTCTCGGTCCAAGTTGTTCAGGCAAGTCCACATTCCAGAAGGAGCTGGTTGAGAATGAGGGGTACCATGCAGTCCGCACTGCAACGACCCGACCTAAGCGTGTGGGAGAGGACGCTTCTTCCTACTACTTCCTCAAGGATAGTGCCTTTGCGGAGTGGGAACAGCGAGGAGATCTTATCTGTAGTGAGGTCTTCCGAAACTGGCGATACGGAGTTCCGCGTGACGAGATTACCCGGAGGGGAGACCGCCCTAATCGAGTTGTCATCCTCACACCCGGAGGCGTCATGGAACTCCTATCACGACACACAGAAGTCATCACGGCCGATGCGCTGTCCATCCTATACCTCGGAGTGGATGGGGCTACGGGGGAATCTCGCGCTTGCCGTAGAGGGGATTCTCGACGAGAATACCTCCGACGAATGGCCGCGGATTCCATCGATTTCCGACACTACCCTAAAGAGACTGGCGTTTGGGAGTTCACCCCAGATTACATCCTGGATTGCGTCAACAATCCGCAGAATTACAAAATCGCTCCTCGACTCAGGAAAGTAGAAAGGAAGCACAAGTGAACATCATCTGGTACACACTGTATATTCTCGGGGCTCTTACGATTCTGGTGGCCTGGGTGCAGATCATGGCCGTGATTGGTACCTATACCAAGGCTCATCGAGAGAAGATCGAGGGCTCTTATTCTGGCATGACTCGTAAGGACATCGAGTCTCTCGTCCGAATGGAGATCCAGTCATATTTGAGCAAGGAGGACAAGTGATCAATGCGAACGGTGTTACGCAATTCTTCAAGGCAAACGCTCCGGCTATTCTCACGGCCTCGGCATGCGTCGGGACCGTTGCTACGGCCGTACTCACGGCGAAGTCTACTACGCTCGCAGTTGAGAAGATCTCAGACTACTGTGAAGCCAATCTTCGCTCACCCGAGGACCTCTCTTGGAAGGAGAAGTTCGCAGTATCATATCGAGTATATATTCCCCCGGCCATCGCAGGCGTATGCACTCTGGTATCGATCATCGCAGCGAATCGTATTCAGTACTCTCGTGGAGCGGCGTTCGCACTGGCTTACACAGGTTCGGAGGCGGCGTTTAAGCGATATCGAGAAGCGGTGGCGGACGTGGTTAATCCGAAGGACCGCGAGAAGATTAAGGCCCGCGTTGCAGAGAAATCGGTATCGGCAGCTGGCGAACCACATCCCGGAACTATTCTTGTGGCCGGGGGAGGGGACGTTCTCTGCTATGACATCTTCTCGGGGCGGTATTTCAAGTCCGACATCGAGTCAATCCGCCGAGTCGAGAACAACATTAATGGGCAGCTCAACCTTGAGTGCTACGCTTCCCTCAACGAGTTCTACAACGGACTTGGACTTCCACCCATTGCAGCCGGTGAACTGGTTGGATGGTCCGAACCGAACTCCCTCTCCGTCGAGTTTGGTTCTCAGCTCACTGAAAAGGGTGAGCCAGTACTTACGGTCGACTTTCTAGTCGCACCTAAGGAAAACTACTTCAAGATCAACTGAAAGGAAACCATCAATGTTCTCTCACATCATCCGCGTCCGTGGTATCTTCGACGACGAGCCTACCACCAAGAAGCTCTACTTCCACATGTCTCGCCGTGAGATGTTCGACTTCATCAAGCGGTACGACAACGTCACCAACTTCGAGAAGTGGCTCCAGGCTGCTATCGACAACGAGGACCTGTACACCATGATGAAGTTCTTCGACGACCTCATCGGTACCTCGTACGGTGAGCGCCAGGGTGAGCGCTTCGTCAAGTCCGAGCAGATCAAGGAATCCTTCCTCAACTCGCCGGAGTACGAGGAGCTCTTCGACCAGCTCATGGACAACCCGTCTCTCGTCCGTGAGTTCTACAACGGCATCCTGCCTGAGAAGATCATGAAGCAGGTTCAGCAGGACCCCAAGTACAAGGAGCTCGACTCTAAGCTGAAGGAGACGGAGCTCAAGAACCTCTGATCCATATTTGGGGGCCCTGGAGAAATCTGGGGCCCCCACCTCCTTGAAAGGGGCCACCTTGGCTAACGCACCAATCCGTCCGAACCTCCCATCCAACAGCAAGCTCCCAGAGCGCAAGAAGATTGAGCAGGTCACCACTGCCACCGTTACCAAGAAGAAGTCTAGCTTCGGAACAAAGGCTGTTTCGGCTTTTGTTGGAGAGGATATTCACAATGTCGGCGAGTATCTACTTTACGATGTTACGATCCCTGCTATCAAGAACACACTCTCGGATCTGGTCAGCCAGGGCATCGAACGTCTCCTCTTCGGAGAGTCTTCTCCTCGAGCTCGCAGCTCGTCCGGGGGGTCCCGTGTCTCATACGGATCATATTCTCGACCAGGCTCAGCACCAGGCAATCGCCGAGACGCTTCTCCTCGTTCACGTCGATACCATGATTTCTCAGAAATCGAGCTCGAATCCCGAGATGAAGCTTATCTCGTTATCGACCGACTTGGCGACATCATCGAGGAGTACGGTCTTGCCACCGTCGCCGACCTCTACGATCTCTGCGGTATCACTACCGAATACACTGACGAGAACTGGGGCTGGACTTCGTCCCGGTACATGTCGGTAATCCGTAGCCGTCGTGGCTACATGCTTCAGCTCCCGAAACCTGACCACATCAATGCACGATGAATCCTCAGCAAGTGCGGCTTGAGCTTATCGCCGCCTATCCATTCTCAGACAAGTGGCGTCGCCGTGTTGAACGCATGGAAGACGACCAGGCAATCGCTATCTATCTTCGACTCAAGAAAGCAGGACGTATCAAATGAATCTCGGAATTGTCACCCGCCTCGCTGGACGCGCAGGACTGGTTCTCAGCAAGCACGCCCCCACTATTCTGACTGCAGCCGGTACTGTCGGCTTCATCGGTACCACTGTTCTCGCCTCCAAGGCTACTCTCAAGGTTGAGGAGACTCTAGCTGAGGAGACCGCCCTTCTCGTCAAGGTCCACGAGGCCCACGAGGACGGCAAGCTCACTGACAAGGACGCCACTCGGGACAAGGTCATCCTCTACACCCGAATGACGACCAAGCTGGCGAAGCTTTATGCCCCCGCCCTGATTCTTGGGGCGGCCTCTATTGCCTCCCTGATCACCGGTCACGGTATCATGCTCAAGCGCAACGCCTCTCTCGCCGCAGCGTACGCTGCTGTCGACCAGGCCTTCAAGACCTACAAGAAGAAGGTCGAGTCCAAGTTCGGTAAGGACGCGGTGCTGGACGCTATTGTGTCTGTTGCTGACGAGGACCTTACCAAGGACGAGATGACTCTTGAGGCCATCTCCGCTGTCGATGGAGTCTCGCCTTACGGCGTTATCTTCGATGACGAGAACATCAACTGGTCTGCAGACGAGGATCTCTCCATGCTCCACCTCAAGTGCCAGCAGCAGTACGCGAACGATATTCTCCAGACTCGTGGGCACATCTTCCTCAACGAGGTCTACAAGATGCTCGGGTTCCCCCACACTCCTGCCGGTGCTGTTACTGGCTGGGTCAAGGGTAACGGCGATGACTTCGTCGACTTCAACATCTTCGAGGGCACCTTCGAGGGTGAGGACAAGAACGGTCGTACTGTCACCAAGTGGGCGCTGGACTTCAATGTCGACGGCGTGATGTACGACAAGATCTGAGGTGTCATGTTCGAGAAGATCGCATATTTCGCAGCCGGGGCTGTCACTGGCGGCCTTGGCGTATATTTCGTTCTTGCTCGCAAGTTCGAGCAGGACTTCCAAGAAGCCACAATCGAGATCAACAAGGAGCTTGCAGAAATTGCTGAAGCGAAGCACAAAGAGCGAGTGGGAGATGGCCCTGATCCAGAGGATCGCGAACCCGATCCTGAGCCGGTGGTACCGAGCGTTGCTGTGGACTACTCTCCGACTCCTGTGGAAGATTCCGACCAGGAGGAAGTAACCAAGCGTACGATGGATCGGCAGCACTTCGAGGCCTACCAGATCACCGAAGAGGAGTATCGGGCTAAGGGTCATCAGGAGCATGTCGAGCTTACGTACTATATGGAGGACGACGTATTCGCTGATAACCGGGGCGTTCCTATGCAGGACACGTCCTGGTTTGACAACATCATCAGCGGAATATCTGCCTCCGATTCCATCATCTATGTCCGAAGCATGAGCCGCCACGCGGACTTCGAGATCACCATTCTCGACGACTCGTACGAGCACTCAGTTCTCGGGGTTGAGTATTACGAGGACGAGTAATGATCGAGGCGGCACCGGATAACTCATATTTCGAGTGGCTTGTCGACCGAACCGGAGACACCCGTAAGGCGGAGTGCCCGGAGGAGTCATATTTGAGCCTGCTCGAGATCATGCACCAGACGCCGTTCCGGGTGACGATCCAGAACGACATCAACCGTGCACAGGATGGTATTGACCTTCGTAGGGCATTCACTCGGGAGAACCCTGATGTGTCCTACGTCTGGCTTAACGAGCAGTCTTGCTCCATGCTCGAGATGTTCATCGCTTTGGCCGAGCGTATGGACATGATGCTTGAGGATGACGATACACCATATTCTCTGGAATGGTACTTCTGGGAGATGGTGAAGAACTGTGGTCTCTACGACTACAACGACGAGGCCCTGTTCAACCCCCGCCACGAGGAGGAAGTCGACTCCATCCTTGAGCGGATCAACTCGCGGGACTACACCAAGATGGGACACGGATCCATGTTCCCTCTTCGTGCGATCCCGCTTCATGGCGCACGTGATATGCGGAAGGCTGAGCTCTGGGCCCAGATGAACGCCTACGCAAACGAGAACTATATGTAAGGAGCCTCATGGATTTCTACCGAATCTGCGAGCGTACCACAAAGAGTGGAAAGGTGGAAATCTACCCTGAGTTCCTCGTCGGAAGATCGAGGGATATTCTCATTCAGGGGCGAGACTTCCAGGCCATCTGGGATGAGGAGAAGGGGCTCTGGTCTACAGACGAGTTTGACGTCGCTACGTTTGTAGACCGGTCCCTCTTCGAGCACCAGAAGAACCACAAGGGTCAGATCGAGACCGTTGTGAAAACTATGTCCAACTACAACACTGGACTATGGACCAGCTTCCAGACTTGGAAGTCTAGGCTCCCCGACAACGGGCAGGAGCTTAACAGCAAACTCATATTTGCAGACAGTACTCCTAGGAAGGAAGACTATGCCACTGCAAGGCTGCCATACTCTCTCGAGGAGGGCGAGCCGGTCGCTTGGGGATCTCTCGTTGGAACTCTATATGATGAGGATGCTCGACGAAAACTTGAGTGGCTCATCGGCTCCATCGTGGCTGGCGACTCTAAGAGGATTCAGAAGTTTGCCGTCCTATATGGTCCCCCGGGATCTGGAAAGTCAACGATCCTCAATATTCTGGAGCTTCTATTCCAAGGATATACAACTACATTCGATGCAGGAGCTCTTGGATCCAAGTCAGATCAGTTTGCGACCAGTACTCTCGGCAAGAGTTCGCTCGTGGCCATCGATCAAGATGGAGACCTCTCTCGGATCGAGACTAATGGCCTGCTTAACAGTATTGTTGCCCACGAGACGATCCTGATCAATGAGAAGGGTGTAAAGCGCTACCCTAAGCGAATAAATGCCCTTCTCTTCATCGGTACCAACAAGCCCGTCAAGATCACCGACTCGAAGTCTGGTATTATCCGTCGACTGATTGATATCTCCCCCACCGGGCAAACCGTGGGGGCTGACGAGTACCAGACCTTGATGACGCAGATCCGAGATGAGCTTGGGAAGATTGCAAATCACTGTCTTGGGATTTATAGGAGTCTTGGAAAGCACTACTACGACGCTTATAAGCCCCAGGACATGATGATGAAGACAAATGTGCTCTACAACTTTGTTGAGGAGAACTATCTCCTCTTCAAGGAAGAGAAGTATGTTAGTCTCACGATGGCATACAAGTTGTATAAGGAGTACTGTAGTGAGAGTAATATCCCGTACCCGAAGAGCCGATACCTCTTCCGTGAAGAACTCAAAGATTACTTTGACGAGTTTCATTCACGTGTACAGCATGACGGCAATAGACTACGCAGTGTCTATTCCGGCTTCCGGGATTACCTACTGGATCCTGCCGAACTCGAGGCTTCTCCAGAGGAGCCATATTCATTGGCCCTCGACTACTCCGAGTCCATTCTCGACGACGTTCTGGCGGACTGTCCAGCCCAAAGAGCCGGAGACCATGGGACTCCGCAGTTCCGATGGGCAAACGTTCGAACCACTCTTCGTGAGATAGACACGCATGAAGTCCACTACGTAAAAGTCCCCGACAACCACATCGTCATCGACTTTGATATCAAGCAGGACGGTCGGAAGGACCTTAATCGAAACCTTCAGGCTGCCTCGGAATGGCCCCCTACCTACGCCGAGACCAGTCAAGGTGGTAATGGAGTTCACCTCCACTACATCTACGACGGAGATCCTTCCGAACTGGCGAGGCTCTACGACGAAGACATTGAGATCAAGGTCTTCACAGGTGATTCCTCTCTGAGGAGAAAGGTCACCCATTGCAACAACATCCCGGTGGCTCATATTTCGGAGGGGCTGCCGTTTAAGGAGAAGAAAGTGATCAACAAGACCACCATGGCCAACGAGAAGAAGGTCAGGGAGCTTATTGAGCGCAACCTTCGGAAGGAGATCCATCCCTCGACCAAGCCCTCGGTCGATTTCATCGCCAAGATCCTCCGTGACGCCAAGGAACAGGGGATGGTGTATGATGTCAAGGACCTGAAGCCTCGGGTGCTGGCATTTGCTATGAACTCGACGCATCAGTCCGAGGCGGCTATCAAGACCGTGATGGAGATGCCGTTCACCAACGAGGATCCTGAGGAGAAGTCCGTAGGATTCCCGACTGGTGAGCTGGTCTTCTTCGACTGCGAGGTATTCCCGAACCTGTTCCTCGTGAACTGGAAGGTGAAGGGTAATCCGACGGTACATCGGATGATTAACCCCACCCCTGAGGAGATCGAGGCCCTCTGCGAGATGCGGCTTGTCGGATTCAACTGCCGTAAGTACGACAACCATATTCTCTACGCTCGTACGCTGGGCTTTAATAACGCCAAGCTGTACGATTTGAGTAAGCGTATTATCGAGAACAGCGTCACTGCTGGGTTCGTCGAGGCATACAACCTGTCCTACACCGATGTGTACGACTTCGCAGCCACCAAGA